TAGGCATGTCATCTAATCGAAATATGGCATTAGATACATTTAGGCAGGTTGCTTACACGATTGAGGATAATCCATTCTTAAAAGCGCAAGTAAGACAGATAAGACTTGCTAATGGTCAGGAGTCGATCACTTTACTCAACGGCGCAAGGTATGAAATTGCAGCAGCTACAAGGGATGCACCCAGAGGTAAGACCGCCGACTTCTTATATCTTGATGAGCTAAGAGAATGGTCAGATGAAGCATTTACAGCTGCATTACCGGTAACTAGAGCGCGGCCTAATGCCATGACCTTTATAACAAGTAATGCCGGTGATGGATTTAGTAATGTGTTAAATGATTTAGTCGAACGTTGCAAATCTTACCCACCTGCTAATTTAGCATTCTATGAATACTCAGCTCCTCAGCATTGTAAAATACATGATCGCAAAGCATGGGCTATGGCTAATCCGGCATTAGGGCATTTAATTACAGAGCAGACATTAGAGGAGTCAGTAAATACAAATAGCGTAGAAGCGACTAGGACAGAGATGTTATGTCAATGGATCGACTCGGCTGTCAGCCCCTGGGTATATGGTTCGATCGAGGCATGCAGCGACTCAACGCTAGAGATACCTATTGGCCCGGCAACAATTATGGCATTTGATATTGCCCCTACTCGCAGATCCGGTGCGTTAGTAGCAGGACAGATTAAAGATGGCAAGATCGCTGTCGGGTTAATGCAGCTGTGGTCTAGTGAGGTAGCCATAGATGAGGTCAAGATGGCAAGTGATATAAATGATTGGGCGCGTAAGTATCGGCCTACTGTTATCTGCTTTGACAAGTACGCCACGCAAACACTTGCAACTAAATTAGAGCAAAGCGGATGGCGCGTACAGGATGTATCGGGTCAAGCCTTCTACCAGGCATGCAGCGATTTATCAGATGCTATGGCTAATAGCAGATTAGTACATTCTGGGCAAACAGATTTAGTACAACACTTAAATAACTGCGCTGCTAAGACTAACGATGCGGGCTGGCGCATAATAAGGCGCAAGTCAGCCGGTGATGTTACAGCTGCTATCTCCCTTGCTATGGTCGTATCAGAATTAACTAAACCGCAACGCACCGCCGCTATATTTGCCTAATTTGCACCTTATGTCCTAATTGTGGTATAAAGTACCTATATGGGTATATTGTCTGCTTTGGGAATTACATCTAATAACAGATCCGTTAAAGCGCAATACGCCCCTGCCGTTATGAATGACGGATACGGATTTAGCGGAGTAGGTAACACATTTGGGTACGGGCCAATGGATCGTGCGTTGGCTATGCAAGTACCAGCTGTTGCAAGGTGTCGTAATTTAATTGCTGGTGTAATTAGTTATCTACCTTTAGAGCTGTATAAAAAATCTACTGGCGAGGAATTAGGTTCACCAGTTTGGTTAGAGCAGCCAGATATTAGGCAGCCACGATCTGTAACAATAAGTGCAACAGTAGATAGCCTTATATTTTACGGCGTTGCTTATTGGCGTGTAACAGAAGTTTACGCAGATGACCTGCGACCTTCACGATTTGAATGGGTAAGTAATTTAAGAGTTAATGCACAATTAAATCCTAAAGGTACAGAAGTTATGTATTACACAGTAGATGGTTTAGAAGTACCGATGTCTGGCCCTGGATCTCTTATTACATTTCAAGGATTAACACAAGGCGTATTACAAACAGCAGGGCGCACAATACAAAGCGCATTAGATATTGAAAGAGCAGCAGCTGTAGCAGCACAGACACCAATGGCTACTGGATACCTAAAGAATACCGGCGCAGATCTACCAGAGGATCATGTACAAGGATTATTAGCAACATGGAAAGCAAGCAGAGCATCACGATCTACTGCATACCTAACTAGCACATTATCTTATGAGTCTGTTGGCTTTAGCCCTAAAGATATGATGTATAACGAGGCATCTCAGTATTTAGCAACTCAGGTAGCACGTGCGATGAATGTACCGGCATATTACATATCTGCTGACATGAATAACAGCATGACATATCAAAACATTATAGATGGCCGTAAAGAGTTTGTCGCTTATTCCCTACAACCATTTATCTGTGCTATTGAGGACAGACTTAGCATGAATGATATAACTGCTAACGGCAACGTTGTAAAGTTTAATATCGAGGAGTCATTCTTACGAGCTGACACAATGAAGCGACTAGAAGCAATAGAGAAAATGCTAACACTTGGTTTAATAGATTTAGACCATGCCAAAGAAATGGAAAACATGACACCAGAGGGAAGTGAGTCAAACGATGCTACTTACGTTCAGTAGTTCAGTAGAAAGCGCAGATACAGAGCGCAGAGTTATTGCTGGCAAGATAGTGCCTTATGAAGTAGTAGGCAACACATCTGCTGGCCCGGTGGTCTTTGCTAAAGACTCCATAGATATTGGCGATCCCGGCAAGATTAAGATGCTTATGCAACACAAAGCAGATAAGCCAATAGGTCGCATGCAGAAGTTCCAGAAGGCAGAGGATGGCATCTACGCTAGCTTTAAGATTTCTGCAAGTATGCAAGGCTCTGACGCATTGGTCCTTGCCGCCGAGGACCTAATTTCTGGGATGTCTGTGGGCGTGGAAGTAACTGGATCAAAACAAACTAAAGATTATTTATATGTAACTAAGGCAACTCTCAAAGAGGTTAGCCTAGTCGAAACACCAGCGTTCGCTGAGGCGAATGTAACTAAGGTTGCTGCTAGCGAAAGCGAAACAGACTCAACACCAACTACTACGGAAAGTGAGGCTATCTTGGATACAACTCCAGAGCCAACTGTTACACCGGCAGAGGTTGCTCCAGTAGAAGCCGCACGTCCAACGATTAGTGCAGCTATTTATGCAGAGCCACGTACGCCAATCAATTCACAAGCCAAATATCTGCAATATGCAGTAAAGGCACAATTAGGAGATCACGAAGCTGGTCTATGGGTACGCGGCGAGGATGCTAAGGCATTAAAGATTAAAGCAGCCGATGACTCATTTACAACTAACCCAGCCTTCTCACCAGTATCTTATGCAACAACTGTTGTAGATACTCTTATTGGATCACGTCCAACTATTGAGGCATGCGGTGGAGCTAAAGTTATTCCTAACTCAGGTATGACTATCTCACATCCAAAGATTACAACTTCAGGTACTGTTGCAGAAACAGCTGAAGGTGCTGGCCCATCTGAGACCGGTATTGTATCTGCATACGTAAATGCAACTGTAAAGAAGTATGCTGGACTACAACGCTACTCAGTAGAATTACTAGAGCGTTCATCTGATAATCCTGCATTCTTTCAGGCGATGCTTGACAACATGACACGTGCCTATAACAAGGCAACAGATGCAGCAGTAATTGCTGAAATCGTATCTGGTGGCACACTTGCAACATCACAAGCTACTACCTATCTTGGCGTACAAGCATTTATCGCACAAGCTGGCCCAGCTGCATACAGTGCAACAGGTGAACTAGCAACTGCATATATTGCTGGTACTTCACAATGGTCATTATTGATCGCTGCTAAAGACAGCACAGACCGACCAATCTTTACTGCACAAAATCCAATGAATGCTGGCGGTACATCATCACCAACATCAGTACGTGGATCGCTGTTTGGTCTAGATCTGTACATCGATGCCAACATGGTATCTACAACTATCGATGACTCAGCATTTATCATCGTGCCATCTGCAATCGCAATTTATGAAAGCCCTGTGCTGAGATTAGGCACAAACGTACCAACATCCGGCGAGATCGAGTTAATGCTTTACGGATACTTGGCAACTAAGACACTTGTGTCTGGTGGCCTACAACGCTACAACATGACAGCGTAATATAAACAAATCAGTAATCCGTAGGGTTTAGTAGCCCTAGCCCTACGGAGCTATTAGCAAAGGAGTAGAGATGGCCGCATCATACGTAACTGTTGCTCAACTAAGATCTAATCTTGGTATAGGCACGCTCTACTCCGATGCCGATTTAGAAAGCATTTGTCAGACCTCAGAGGATTTACTTAACTCTTATCTATGGTTTAATAACGCACCAGTAGTCGGTGCAAGCATTAGCAGTAACGTTGCAACAGTAGTCCTTGCTAACCCTGGCATATTTGTAACTGGCCAAAGCGTGACGATAGCCGCAGCAGGATCTACATATAACGGCACATATACTCTTACTGGATCATTCCCTGGCACTACAGTACCGGCATCACTTGCCACAGCATTCTGGACTACATACGCATTTAGCTCATACCCTAATGGTTACTCAATTATCCAATACGCAAAGACAGCTAGTGATGATCCATTCCATCGCATCCTGCCATACGGATTAGCAACTGGCCCTGGCTTTAAGACAGCTGCATACAATGTAACACCAGCAGTAAACCAAGCAGCCATGATAATTGCAGTAGATATTTTCCAAGCACGTCAAGTGTCTCAGAACGGGGGCAACGGAATGGATGGCATGAGCCCCAACCGATATGCCATGGGCTACCAGCTTATAAACAGAGTGAGAGGTCTCATAGCACCTTACTCAAGCCCTAACACTATGGTCGGCTAATGACAGCTGCAATCACTACACTTAGATCTACACTTGCAACCGATCTTACAAATACCGGAATTTGGAATATATTTTCTTTCCCGCCCGCTACCTTAATTCCTAACAGCGTTGTAATTACTCCTAGTGATCCTTACTTAGTGCCGTCTAATAATGACATTACAACTATTGCACCACTTGCTAATTTTAAGATATTGATCTGTGTACCAGCTTTAGACAACCAGGGTAACTTGGCCGGTATAGAGGATTTTATTGTTGCAGTAGTAACTAAACTAAACGCATCATCTTTGGTGCTAAACATATCAAGTGTCTCCGCTCCAGCTATTGCTAGTGTGGCAAGTGGAGATTTATTAAC